CTTTTTCTGCCTTATCCGCTCTAGCAGGAAAGGTGTTAAAGATTTCTTTTTGCTGTAATCCAGATAACTTACCAAGTTGACCTAAGGCACGTACACGTGCTCTTGCCTCTAAAATTGAGCGGTCTCCAACAACACCAGCAATACGTGCTACGCCAGAAGCCTTTTCTCTAACTGCCTGTGAAGGATTAAACCAGCGAAGAACACGAACACCTTTGCCATCTTCAATAACATTCCAAAAAGATTCATTAAACTTTATAGAGTTTTTAATCTTCTGCGCTTCAATCACAGCGTATGGTGACCAGGTAACATCTTTAAAGATACCCTGAATAGAGTCATCACTGCTAATTAATTTAGAAAGAAATTCTGATTGCTTTGTTGCTTCAGCAAGTTCCTTGCCAAGAACTTCTTGTTCTTTTAACTTAGGGACACGTTGTTCTCTTGCCATGGCAATGCTATAGGTTTCCATGAACTCTGTGGAGTCAACATTTTCAATATTTCTTACTGATGCTCTGTTGGCACGTAGGTACCTATCAACATCTGTCTTACGTCCTTGAAGTGAGTCAACTCTCTTTGCAAGCGATTCACTCTGTAGGCGAAGGGCATCACGTGAAGGTTCGTGACCAATACCGATTTTAAGAAAGTTTCCAATAAAGGAATCATCACCAGTACGAATTGCTAAGCGTGCTGCCTCTTGCATAATCTCTGCTGCGGATTCGCCAAGTTGTGAACCTGAAATCATTGGGTCAGCAGCGATAGCGGACATGTCTTCTGCATTAGCCTTGTAAAAATCTATTTTCTGACGAAGTGCATTATCTACTCCAGCAACAGCATCATCAATGTCTTTTAAAAGAACTGGCATTCTCTTGCTTGTTACTGGGCGAGTGACGATAGCACGGCGGGCAACACTTGCACCACGACCAGCAACTACTAGTGGGTCAAGAAAGAACGAGGTTGCAAAGTCAGAGGCAAACGAGATGTACTTCTGTGGACCACGAGAAAAGTATGTGTTAACTTCTTGGCTGTTTGACCAGTCAATCTTGTCTGTACCTTGGTCACCAGCAACTAAAGAGCCACCAACAAAACCAACAATAGATTGTCCTGGTGAAACTGTGCGTGAAGTATTGTATGCAGTCTTCCACGTATTAACATCAAAGAAACTACTATCAATGTCATCACGATAGTCTGCGTTAGACGCAAGGAATGCAGTTGACAGTGGACGTGACACAAGTTCACGATAAGGAATGATTAACTTTTCAAGACCCTTAAGTACTTGTTTTCCTACTACGCCACCAATTCCACCTACGGCACGAAGAGGATTTCCTTCGGACTCACGTACAGCATTGGCTAATGAGGAAATAAAACCAGTTTCTTCTTCTGGCGTTACTGGAGGAGGAGTTGTATTACTCATTTTCATCCTCTTTTACAAGTGCTCCACCATTGATGTCTACAAGTTCATTAATGAAAGCATTACGTTCGCTATCGTTTTCCCAAGGTAGGGTAGCAAATGCCATTACAAAGTCTGGGTCAGAAATTCCAAACATGTTAGCAAATGCTGCAACATTATTTGCTAACTTCACTAGATGATACCATCCAATTCGTTTGCAGCGTTTACATACTTTACAAAGTTTTTAAATGTATCAGGGGCATCTGGATTACTTGCTTGCTCATTAAGCATTGGTAAATACTTAGACACTAACTTGTAGCGTCCAGTTACTTCTTGTTCTGGAGTAAACCCTGGACCAAACGAAGCACCTGCAGTAATTGGTTCATCAGGTCGTTCTGTTGGTGCAAAAAGATTTGTTAGTTGCTGAGGAGCAGGAACGTTTGGAGATGGCATACTAGGTGTTGGGTTTCCCTGCATTGCTGCACCTGCCTGTAAGTCTGCTAGTTCTTTACGTTCTCCATATTTTCCACCACCAGGGATTTCCTTAGCACCTTGGATTGGTCCGCCATCAGTACGGCGTGAAAGAGAACCTGGACCTGATACTGCAGCAGGGTTTGCTGGCTTACGATACCCACCTTTTGCCATTGTTATCCTCTTTCAACTATCTGGATTTTTCCACCAGTATTAATATCAAATTTCTTAGCAACTTTCATTGCTTCTGGAATGGTTGCACCTTGGGCTAATGCGCCAAGTGCATACGCTGCGCCAGTTCCTATGCCGTACAAACCAGTATTGGTTTCTAGTACCGCATAATTACCAGCGACATGAAATACTCTGCCGTTGAAACCAACTAGAAAAACAAAGTCTTCATCTTCTTTTAAAGTTACACCAGCATCTTCATGCTGTCTACGCATTGCTGGAATAAACTTTGACACCATAAAGGTGTAGTGTTCTGTTCCGTCATATGCTGGTGGCTTCCAGCCAAACAAAATAACGTCACAGCATCGTGAGTTACCTGCACCAGCCATTACGTAATCGCCAACTTCAACGATTTTTTTCATGCTTCTGTGCATGTATGGTCGTTCAGTATCAGTTACTTGTGCATCTGCTGCAAAGGTAAAACCTTGGCTATCTTTGATGGCAATGATTGTAGTCATTATCCACCTAGTTGGGCTAATATGTCCTGAATGTTAGGAGCCCCAGGGGATGCTGCGACAGGAGCACCACCCATAGGTTCGGGTCCTTGTGCTTCAACTGGAGCACCCTCGCCTGGGGCGGCTTGTGGGGCACCGCCCATTGCAGCCATCATATCTTCTGGCGTTAGCGGTTCTTCCTGAGGGGCTTGTTCTTCTGGCTCTGGCTTCTTAAAGACTTCCATTACAGAATCTTCTACAGTCTTACCCTTGCGGCGAGAATCAATTACCTGAGCAATCTTCATAACAATATCGGATGGGTCTTGACCTTGAGCAGCCATTTGTGGAATAGAAGTTGAGGTTGCGTTAAGTGCACCCATAAGTGCACCACGCATCTTCTCAATGTCAATGCGTTCAATTTCCTTGGATACGTTTATGTTCCATGGAAGTTCCTGCATTACAAACTCTTGTGAGATTAGGTTTGCCTGTAATGCCTGAAGGCTAAAGATAAGGGCACGTGATGGGTCAAGACCTGACATCAGACCGTAGCGTACATGTACACTGTAGTCTTCCTTGATGTCTTTTTCTGGGCTGTACTTAAGAATGTATGGCGCACCATTGTAAGTCATCTGTGTTGACTTCTCGCCAGGGAATAACTTTTGGTCCATTTCCATGGCTAGTGCCATAACATCCTGCAATGTTTCTGCAAGGATTTGCTGACCAGCCTTGATTTGGGAATCAAAGCCACCAAGAAGTGCCTGAACACCAGAACCCGTAATTACGGATGCGTTGACGCTACCTGAGCGACCTTCTGGGTAACGAGCACCCATACGCATTTCCTGCTCAAGGATGGCTTGTTCTTGGAAGGCACCTGCAGGAATTTCTAGACCTACACGGCGTACACCCTGTGGGTTGGCAGTACGCATGACTGCATCAGGACCGAATGCGAACTCTTGCATATCCTGTGGCACAACCATTGGTGCATTAACTGATTTCTCAGCAGCATCCATGGCTAGAAGGCTAAAACGTGCACGAGCAATCTGTGCCCAGATTACATCGTCAAACTGACCACGTGGGTCTTCGGTGTCAATACCTGGACGCTTAGCAATGCGGACACTTAATTTACCTAGTGGGTTGCGTGCTTTACGTAGTGGCAGGTTATTGCGCTGAGGAAGGAACAGGATTACTTGTTCGCTATCTTCATAACGAATCAAGTCAAGTAGAGTGCCAAGGTCATAGTTGCGGCGGTCTTCGCCGCCTAGGATTTGGCGTTCGTACTCTGGGAACTCTACAAGTAGTTCTCCCATAGACTTGAGGTAACGCTTGCTATATGAAACACATCGTCCGTAGCGGTCATATTCTGGGTAAGCACCCAATGGGTTTTCTACACGAATGCGTGGCATACGAGCCTCAAAATCAGGCTCTACAACAAACGGCAGGAAGGCATATGTGTTATACCAGTCTGCGCCTGTATACATCTGAGTTTGTAACCCAGAAAATTCAACGTAGTTATTGACAACCATGGAACGCAGGTCAGCGTTCTTTTTGGCTCTGTCAGATGTTACGTCAGCAGTTAGACAGTTAAAAGAAGGTAGAGGTGCTAAGACCTCAGCCAAGTCACGAGCCACAACGTCAACGAAGTTGGCAATCATTGGCTTGTTCATGCCCTCAGGGAACATGTCAGGGTATACCGATACCATGTCACCACGGCGTACGGCTGTAATATCAGCCATGCGTTGGTCACGGACTGAGTA